AGAAATACATTGATGATGTGATTGGTAAGAAGGCAAATCTTCCCGATACAAGCAAAACGATAATTGGGAATATTGCCCAGATAAATACAGATTTATCTGTGGACACACTTGCTTCGGGAACATATACTTCCAATACCGTAGTAACATTGAGCCATTCTTATGCCGACTACCAAATGATAGTTATTACCGCAAAAGGAAGAGGAACAGGAAATTCCGTTTTGTTACCATCTTCGGCATTTAGTGGAGAAGTTGCAACTGTTGGCGAGAATAGTGATTCTCCTGTTATTATCGCAAGATTCAAACTGAATAATCCCTCAACAAATCAAGTTACAATTATTCCGTATGGCGGAAGTTCAGATGTCACGATTTGTGGAATGCTTAAAAATTAGTTAATGTTTGGGTTTATGGTATTAAATAAGCAAATCTAACACTTGATACCATACAATGCACAATTACCTGTTAAAAGGCTATCGGCACGAAATGCTTTAACCTTTGTATCGTTGATATACTCCATCATAAGTCGGTATGTTGTTCCGCCATAATAGTTATTTAATCCTACTTTGAAACCGCCGACAAAGGCATTTGTAGGAATTATGGAAGTTCCGTTGGCAAGGGACTCATTTCCAATAAGTAACATATATTTATACTTTGAAATGTTGTCATTTGTGGTAAATTCTGCAAACGATGTTGTTCCTTGTGGAATTGTGGCGAGTAAAACAGGTTGGTCGGATAAATCTGTATTTAATAGGGGAAATAAGTTGTGAGAATGTGGCGGAAATCACGAGATAATCACGAGAGTCGAGAAATCGGCTCTCTTTTATTTTAAAAAAAGCAAAGAAAGGAGACCAAATGAGTGAAGCAATCGTAGTAGCCGGAATATCACTTGTCGGCACACTATGCGGAACTTTTGGCGGTATTATGACCGCAAACCGATTAACCGCATACCGCATCGAACAGTTGGAAAAGAAAGTTGATAAGCACAACTCTGTTATTGAGAGAGTGTTTAAGCTTGAGGAACACGATGCGGTACAGGATGAACGAATTTCCTATATCGAGAAAGAACAGGAAAAAGAAAGGAGCTAAACATGAAACTATCAAACAAAACTTATGATTGTCTTAAATGGATTGCACAAATCCTGCTCCCAGCGGTTGGTACATTGTACTTCGCACTCGCAGGCATTTGGGGCTTCCCTTATGCGGAGCAGATTGTCGGAACGATTACCGCAATCGACACCTTTTTAGGTTGTCTGCTTGGCATTTCTTCAATGAGATATAAGGGGGAATAATAATGGTTATTATCGGCTCGGCTCGTATTGACGAGAACGGAAACATTAAAGGCGGTAAAGCCGGAGACCAGACAGGAAAAGAAGTATCCACACAGGAATTTTACATGCACTCAAAAGGTTGGGTTGGTTTTAAAGCAAAGGATTCCGCATTAGCCGAGAAATTGGCAAGAGGGATGCAGATTGCTTGTGACAATCCAAATCTTGGTTACGACCAGAACGAAAGACTTGGTGTAGTCCGAAATGGAATTGAATCCAAGGTAAAAACAGAGTGTGATTGCTCATCTTTGGTTCGTGCGGTTCTTAAATATGCCGGAGTTGAAGTTTGCAACTTTACAACCGCAACCGCAAAGGCGGTTATTATGGCAACAGGTCTTTTTGATGAAGTAAAAATCAATTCTGCTGCCGATGTCACAAATGGAATGATTTTGTGTACCAAAACCAAGGGTCATACCGTAATTGTTATATCCGGAGAGGAGAATAATATGTTTGGAATTGATGTATCACGACACCAAGGAAATATTGATTGGAGCAAAGTAAAAAAAGACTTTGCAATAATCAAGATTACGAACAAAGGAAATGTTGTTGAAGATAAGTTTGAGCAGAATTATAAAGGTTGTATTGATAATAACATTCCGGTTGGCGGATATAAATACGTTTATGCCACTACCGTAAATGAAGCACGAGCAGAGGCAGAAGGTATGCTCAAGGTGTTGAATGGTCGCAAACTTCCCTATGGCATTTGGATTGATATGGAAGATAAGACCATTCGACCTATTGGCAAACAAGCATTGTCTGCGGTTATTATCACGGAAGCAGAGATATTAAAGGCCGCAGGATATGATGTTGGCATCTATTGTAATTTGGATTGGTACAAAAACGTGCTTGATTCAAAGACACTTGAGAAGAGTTTTCCGTTTTGGATTGCTCGGTATCCAAAGCTCGACAATGGATCATATAACGAAAAATCAACTCTTTCTCCGAAGTCCTTCGCGGTTGCTTGGCAATACTCTAGCAAAGGAAAAGTTGATGGTATAAAAGGAAACGTTGATATGGATGTCCTCTTTGTTCCGATCGGAGAGGTTTTTGGGAAAAAGGCTGCAGAACCTTTAAGGGTTGATAATCCATATCCGGAACCAACCAAAACTCTTAACAAAGGAGCAAAAGGGGATTCGGTTCGTTGGGTACAGTACGAGCTTAAAAAACGTGGTTACGATTTAGGCAGATGCGGTATCGATGGAGATTATGGCTCTGCTACCGTTAAAGCGGTTAAATCATTCCAGAAGAGAAAAGGCCTTGTGGTAGATGGTATCACAGGCAAAAACACAATTAAGGCATTAAAGCAAGGCTGATAAGTTTTCGGCTCTGCTTTTTGCACATACCTCTCCAAAGGGCGGATACTTCGTGTATCCGCTCTTATTTTATTTATAGGAAGTTAAATTCACAAATTATCCACACTTTCATAACAGGGTTGAAACCATGTAACGGAATTGTGTATAATAGGTGTGCATACTTGGAGAGCATTCGCAATCCCAAAAAGAGCATTTCCCTACTACCCATGGGATTTGCTCTTTTTGATTTAGAATCTCCACTTAATCCGCAGATCATGACCGGGCAGAAGAGTAATGGATTCAATTAGTGAACCGATAAAGGCTCTTTGGGTCTCCAAATCGGCTTTTCGGATACTTCCCAATTTTCCTTTTGCTTTTCTAAAGTCCGTATAACTCATTTTAAGGCTCTTTTTCTTTAAGGTGTCTATTTGTTCACGCAAAGTATCTTTTTGCTTATTTAGGGCATTTAAACGTGTTACAAGGGCATCTTGTGGGATTCCGTCAATTAAGTATAAGTCCATTAACTTTTCAATTTGCTTTTCAACCTTGGCAAGTTCCTTTTCCTTTGGCTTAATCAAATCCGGTTCTTCCGTTTTGATGTCCTCATACTCCAATTCTTCTAAAACATTCCAGATTTCTTCTTCAAGGTCGGCTTTTCTCCAAATCTTATTGGTGCATCGTTTCGCCTTTGCCATCTTTCCATGGCTCATTCTCGTGTAGCACTCATAATATTCGTATCTATGTCCGTTTTTGTTGAATCCGTGGTAGCAGGCACGAGAACCGCAGGAGCATTGAAGGAATCCTGTTAAAAGATGTCTTTGCTTTAACGAAGGGAAGTTCCGTTCCATATCCCTTTGCTTAATCAAATCTTGTACTCGGTCAAACTGTTCCGTAGAGATAATTGGCTCGTGATTCCCTTGGTAGACTTCGCCTGCATAATTGATACATCCCTTATAAGTGGCATTGGATAAGATAACTCTTATGCGATGCGGGTTAGATAATTTAAAGCCCATTTCCGCCATTTTTTCGTATATATGCGAATAAGAATACCCTTCCTCGAACAAATTGTAAATTTGGACGATATAAGGGGCTTTCAATGGGTCTATCTCAAGTCGGTTTGTTCCCTTCTTGTAAATGTAACCATTTGGAACACCCGAGCCGCCTCTCCATCTTCCTTTGTTGGCAGATGCGATTCTTCCCATCATCATTCGCTCGTTTATCTGCTGCCTTTCCAATTCCGCAAAAGCACCCATCATAGAAAGCATTAACTTTCCCACAGGGGTAGAAGTATCAAAGTTCTCCGTGATAGAGTTGAAATCCACATTGTTTGCCTTGAACACATCTTCGATAAGGTAAAGGATGTCTCTTTGGTTTCGGGATAATCGGTCGAGCTTGTAAACCAAAACCATGTCATAATTTGTCACGGATGCAATTAACTTTTGAAGGGCAGGTCTATCCATATTACTTCCAGAGTGTCCCGGATCAACAAAAAAATCATAGTTATCCCATCCGCGAGATTCACAATATGCTTTTAATCGTTTTTTCTGTTCTGGGATAGAGTTTCCTTTTTCGTATTGGGACAATGTAGAAACGCGGGTGTAAAGTGCTACTCTCATTGTTTTTCTCCATTTATTAAATCATTGTAGGTTAAAAGCCTTTTAACCATTTCTTTTGTGGAATCGTCAGAGTGGCGGTATGCCTCAATAACAAACTCCAAATCTTCATCTTCGACAACGAAATCCACATCTTTCCATCCCATAAGATATGCAGGAGAACATTCCAAAGCCTTTGCAAAGTCCATGATTCTATCTGTGGTAATGTTGTCCTCTACTGTCTCAACTTTACAGATGGCAGATTTTGATTTGTATCCCATTCTTTCCGCAAGTTCTCCTTGGGTTAAACCAAGTTCTTTCCTGCGTTGCTTAATCCTTTCTCCTATTGAATACATAACATTTTCTCCTTTCAAGCCGATTTTATAAAAAGTTTAGAAAAAAATCAACTTTTATAGTTGACATATAACTCACATTCTGCTATTGTAGTTCTTGGTTGAGGTAATCCTCACATACAACATATTGTAGAAAGGAGAAGTAAATGAGAGTAGATGCACAACTTCTTGATGCCAAAATCGAAGCAAGCGGATTAAAAACAAATTTCATTATTGAAAAGTTGGGGTTGTCCGCTAATGGTTTTTACAAGAAGAAAAACGGACAGACACCTTTTAGAATCTCCGAAGTTTATGTTTTATGTGATTTATTGCACATTGACGATTCGGAGAAGGCAAAAATTTTTTTCCCAAAAAGTTGAGATAAAACTCACAGAAAGGACTTTATGAAACACAAAATAATCGCAATTCTTCGGGATTCGGGATTTGAAGCGGACAAGTTATACACCGGGAGAGCATTGGTTGATTTGGACTACACAATCATTCTTGAAATGCACGGAGATAAAACCGCATCAATGCCACCTACTCACTCGGACAGATCGGAATGGTTACATACTCCGGCAATCCCAGAAGAAGAAGAAAACATCATCGCAAAGGTGGAAAGAAAGCCACGCGACATATTCAGAAGGAGAGAAAATGATAATTCACGAAAGAGCAGATGGAGCGATTGTTTCTTCAATGGAAGGGGTTAAAGCTCCGGTCAAAGCATCAATGATTTTAAGAAGTACGGAGACATTTGCGGAAGTTTTGAGAAAGGAAGTGAGAAAAATTGAAAAAGATACTGTTAATCATTCCGTTTCTTCTGTTCATTAGTCTACCTGTTAAGGCAGATGACGGAGATACTTGGATACCACAAAGCCAAATCGACTTGTGCGAATCCTTGGGAGCAGAATACGGAATCCAACCGGAGTTATTAGAGGCTCTTATAGAAAGAGAATCATCCGGTCAGATGTCCGCCAAAAACGGAAGTTGTTATGGAATCTGTCAAATCAATGGAGCGGTGTGGGGATATGACTACGACACCGAGGAGAAGCAAATCCGAAAGGCTTGTGAAATGCTAATTGGCTTTGATTGTGAAGTGGATGAAGCCTTGAGCCATTATTCCGGACAAAAGAATTACAAATATGACGGATATGTTGAACAGGTGCTTACCAGAAGTCACGAATTGGAAGTCCTGCATTATGGCGGAGACTTAACAACCATCGATGGAGACATCGTTTTTTAAGAAGGGGTAGGGAGTTATGAATGAATTACAGACAGTTGGGTTTGACATTTCACTTATTCACAAATCAAAAACCATCGAAGAGGCATTGGATGTGATAAAGAAGGTCGATGCCTTAAAGACCGCACTTGAAGCGGTGGAAGAATTTCACAATAAGTCCGTTATGTATGCACAACTTGAAGCAGAGGCTATTTTAAAAGTTGTTGAATTGGGCGGAATGAAAAAGCTCACTGGATACAAAAAGAAAATAGCAGAGTGGTTCGTTAAATTATCGAGCGAAGAGCAATGCAAAATAATTAACGAATGTTCAGATGGTGTTACCCTTGATTATTTGTATAAAACCAAGGTGCGAGAGCCGGAAAAAAGAGATGAGATGTTAAAGCTTGCCAAATGGTTAGAAAAAAGGATTTTTGACGATTTTAGTAAATCTGGTCAAACAGACTTATCGACATATGACCGTTGGGACAATGGTCTTAAATACTTGGACAGACAAACATTCGCAGACATAAAAGATGGAACGAGAAACCGAATAAGAAAACTCGGTGGAGTTGGCATAGGAGACGGAATTTACATACGACCAAATTGTGGAAGAACAGAAGAGATAAAAAAAGCCATTGCTATAAGAATTATGTCAATTACGCGAGATGTAATGAGGCTTCAAAGCCTTTGTGCAACAGCATCCATACAGTTAAAAAGAGATGATTATTTTGAATATTTAGACGATGTGCCAGAGGATGAGGGCTATGACCTTAATTATTACTTAATGGTAATAAACACGATTGAGAAATTGGCAAACATACGGAAATCAAACATAGTTCAGAACTATAAAATTCAATCAATTAAAGAAGGGAGCGGAGTAAATGAGCTTATTTAAACAAGAAGAAAAAGTATCCATTCCAAAGGATGAATACATTAAGCAGCAAATCAAATTGGAAAATATGAAATACAGATTGTTTATGGCACAGGAATACATTGTAAGCCACAAAATAATTAACCGTGAAACCGTGGGTACTATGCTTGGTATTCCACAGAATATGTTGAAGGGGGAGCAATAGAAATGCAGAAGAAACTTAAATGCGAGCTTTACAACGATTCCATGCAGGGGTGGAAGTGCTACCCAATACAGAAAGCACAGTTAATCATTGCGGACATCCCTTACAACGTAGGAAACAACTTCTATGGTTCAAATCCTATGTGGTACGTGGGGGGGGAGAATAAAAATGGAGAATCCAAGCTTGCCGGCAAGAGTGCCTTTGCAAGTGATTACAACTTCAATGTTTATGAATACTTCCATTTCTGTTCTCGCCTTATGAGAAAAGATGATACCAAACCTTCCGGAAGAGGTAGAAGCTCGGATTCGCCATGTATGATTGTTTTCTGTTCTTTTGAGCAACAACACGATTTAATCCTTGCAGCCAAAAAGCAGGGATTTGCAAAATACATACCGCTTTATTTCATTAAGAACTATTCGCCACAGGTATTAAAAGCGAATATGCGAGTAGTTGGAGCCACGGAACACGCAATCCTTTTTTACCGGGATAGACTTCCAAAGTTTAGAAACGGATTACAGGTTGACGAGAACGGAAAGAACATCCGCGGAACAGGCCACATGGTTTTTGATTGGTTTGAGTGGGAAAAAGACGGAAAAGAAATCCCAAAGATTCATCCGTCACAAAAGCCTGTCAAAATGCTTAAAAAGTTAATCGAAACATTCACGGATGAAGGGGATGTTGTTATTGATCCATGCTTTGGTTCTGGAAGTACCGCGAGGGCTTGTTTGGAACTTGGAAGAAACTTCTATGGCTTTGAAATAAATAAAGAATTTTACCGCAGAGCCAAGGAAGAAATGATTGTATTACCAAAAGATAACCAAATGACAATAGATGAATTTGTATAAAGGAGAAATGTTTATGAACTACGAACAGTTACAAGAAATCAATTCGCATCTTTCCACGATGAACATCAAGGGAAAGGAATATGCACAGGTCAATCAAAGGGTTCTTGCTTTCCGCAAGTTATATCCGGAAGGATGTATCAAAACGGAGTTGGTAAGTGACGAAGGCGGCAAATGTATCTTCGTTGCTAGGGCTTATCGCTCGCCAGAGGATAACGAACCACTTGCCACCGGTTTTGCCTATGAGAAAGAGGATTCTTCTTATATCAATAAAACATCTTATCTTGAGAATTGCGAGACCTCATCCGTTGGAAGATGCCTTGGATTCTTGGGTATCGGCATTGATACTTCTATTGCATCCGCAGAAGAGGTTACAAATGCAATCAACAATCAGCCTTTACAGAAAAAAGAATATGAAATCCTTAAAAACACTTGGATTGGTGCGGGCGGAACAGAGGAAAACCTTTTATCCTTCTGCAAGGTTAAAAAAGCCGAACAGATAACCAACGCGATGCGTGATAAGTGTATGGCGAAGTTAAAGGAAAAAGAAGATGGAAAGTAAATGTCAGATAGTCTCAATTCTATCAGATAGCCTTGTTATCCAATTAAAGGGTGCAAATCGGCACGAATTGGAAACATTGGTAAAAGATACCGACTACCGACTAAAACTCGTTAAATGGACGGAGAAACGGTCTTTGGATGCCAATGCTTATGCTTGGGTTTTGATGACAAAGATTGCCGATGCGGTTGGCAGCTCAAAAGAGGAAATCTATGAGAATATGCTTCGCTCCTATGGAACGATTGACGATGAATTGCCGCCGATAGTAGTCCATTCGAGTGCGGATATTTCAA